CTGTGTCCCTGGTTCGATTCCAGGTGAAGCCACCAAATAAAAACCGTTATATCAAGCGATATAGCGGTTTTATTATTTTAAAATTACTATTAAAATATATGACATTTTTAACAATTTTAACATATTTAGTGTGTCAAAAAGTGTGTCAAGATTATGCTAAAAATTGATTCACTTTATCAATAGAATTTTGATTATCTTGTGAATCTAAATGTGTATATATATTTAAAAGAACTTTTACATCTTTATGACCAGTCCAAACTTGAGCCTGCTTAATATCTATTCCAGCTTTGTGCAATATACATACATATGTGTGTCGTAATTGATGTAAAGTAAATTTTATTTTATCTTCATCTTTTAAATCTTTATTTAATAAATTTAAAACATTAGAAAGTTTTTTCTTAATACTAGTTTCTGACATCATTTCACCTAATCGATTAGAGAAGATATAGTCGCTTTTTTTATGTGTGTCAAACATCTCTTTCAGTGTGTCAAAAATTATATCAAAAATCGGAACTTGCCTTTGTTCAGAATTTTTTGTATTTTTCAAATTGGGTTGATTTTTTTCAAAATATACTGCTTTATTAATCTTTATATATTTTTCTTTAATATTAATATCTTTATATTGAAGTGGAACAATTTCCTCTCTTCTAAGACCGTGTATATATCATAAATAGTATCATAAACGCATTAGGATTAGTTTTAGCAAGTATTTGTATCTTATCTATAGTAGATTGTTGCAAGGGCTCCTTTTCTGCCGATTTATGCTTTTTAATTTTTATTCCAGATGCTACATTTTTATAAATATAATCATTTTCTACGGCTTTATTTAAAATTTGCTTAATAGTTAGAAGTGCAACATCTTTTTTTCTAGTAATTCCTTTTTTATCTAAAACATTTAACATAGTAACTACATCCGATTGTTTTAGGCTTTTCAAGGGGATATTTCCTATATTAGGTTTTATATATAATCTAATTGCATCTTTGTACATTTTTATTGTTGCTTTTTCTTTATCAGATTTATATGTTTCAACCCACTTGTCTGACCAATCTGCAACACTCATATTTTTATCATCTGCTACAGTTCCTTTTTCATTTAAATATTTGTATTCGATATATTGTTTTTCTAAATCCTTAGCATTATCTGAATAAAGTGTTTTTAAAATTCCATTAACGGAAACTCTTTTCATTAGTCTGCCATCAGATCTTTTTGTATAAGTAAAAGCCATAAGTTACCTCCTAAAAATAAGAATTTTCTTTGTAATAATTATAAGCAAATGCTACTGTATCCTCAGATAAGCTTAGATAATCAGCGATTTCATATATATTTCTTAATCCCTTTTTAAAAGCTTCTTTAAAATCATTTACAGAAACCAAAACAGTACATTTCCATTTGTTAGCTCTATATTCTTTTTGTGCAATTGTAGATGGGGAAGAAGAGCTATTATAAAAAGCATTACAATAGTAATGTCCTAGCTCTTCTGCTAAAAGTTCTTTTTCCTCTGTAATGCCTTCTATTTTTGAATAATTTAATCCAATATAATAATCTTTATCTACTCGTAATATAATTGCCTTATTTTTCATTTTGAAGTCATTTGTAGATATATTTTCTTTTACTACTATGTCATATAATTTGTTTAATTCCATATTTTTTCCTCCAGTTAATGTATTTTTATAAAAAATATGATATAATTCATACGAGGTGATTAAAATGTTTATATTATATTTGCTTATTGTATTTGTATGTTGTTTTTTTACATATAAAATAACTTGTTATCAAATAATTAAATTAAATAATATAAATTTAAAAGGTTTTGAATCTCAAAGTGATTATATTGGAAAATCTTTCGATGAAATATCTAAAATAAAACAAGATATTAATAAGATTAAGAAAGACATATATCAATAAAATTTTTACCAAAATTTGTAAATAATAACAATCCTTTTTTAGGCTTTAGATGTTTAGTTTGTGTTTTTGAATATTGAATGAATCTAGAATCATTTTTTAGATTTTCAAATGATTTATTATAATTTGTTTCATCTTTAAAGAAAGTTTCATAGTCAACTTCTAATATTTGTAATCTTATAAGATTATCTAATATTAGTTGAGGAATTTCTAAATAGTTTCCATCAGATAAACAAATAAAACTAGGACTTATATAATTAAAAGAACTATTCTCGTTACTTACTAATTTCAATTTAATTATTGGTAATTCATCTATTAAATTATTAGACTTTAAGTTAGTTATAAATTCAGCATCATTTTTGCTTAATTGTTTTACTATTTCAATGTAAGAGGGAAGAACCTTGGACTGTTGAGTTATATCCATATCATTTCCAATTAAGTTAATAAACATTTCTTTTATATGTTCTTCTTCGAGATTGTATTTTAATACATCTACAGCAGGACCTAGAATATTTGTTCTGGGCTCTATTTTATTTTGATCTGGAATACGATTATATTTTTCTTCTAATTTTCTATCTATCTCTTTAATTTTATATTCACATTCTTTTATTCTAGAATACATAAAAGGTTTTATTCCAGAAACAATAAACTGTGAGCAGAAACTCAATCCATTTTTACTTGTCTGAATAGCTGGTTTGGCAACATCATCATATAGAGGTTTGCCAAATGTGTCAATTGCTTTATCTATTGTTTCTGATTTTAAATTTATATCTGCCATTTAATTTCTCCTCCGTATTTAATTATTATTATCTTTTTTGCCATATTTTATTTGCTTATAGAATCTAATTGCATCTGCAATTTCTTCATCTGTTAAGCCTTCCGCCTCTTTATGATATGCAAATTCAAATTCCTGTTTTATTTCCGCATCGGTTTTGCGAATGTCGGATTTACCTAGCAAATAATCTGTTGAAACACCAAAGAAGTCAGCTAATTTTATAGTTATTTCGTTATTAGGCTCTCTTTTATTAGTTTCATACATTCCAATACTACTAGGAGAAATATTTAAGGCTTTTGCGAGTTCATCTTGCTTTAAACCAAGTTCTTCTCTTAATAGTTTTATTCTATTACCAATCATTAAAACACCTCCTAACAAATAAAGTATACCACACAAAATGTGAAAAGTAAACATAAAACACAAAATGTGAAAAAATATAAAAAATTTTTAAAAAAGGTATTGACAAACCACAAAACGTGAATTAAAATAAAATCACAAAATGTGAAGGAGGTGAAAATTTGGAACAGTTAAAAAAATTTAGACTTTCATTGAGTCTTACAATCACACAATTTGCAACGAGTATAAAAGTTTCAAAGTCTCTATATGAAAAAGTTGAATGTGGAGCAAGGAAACCTAGCAGAGTATTTATAACTAAATTAAAAAAAACATACCCACAATTTGATACGAATATTTTTTTTAATTAACAAAATCACAAAATGTGAAAAAGAAAGGGAAAACAAATGAAAGATTTAATTAAAATTGAAATTAATGAAAATCAAGAGCCAGTTGTAAATGGTAGAGAATTACACAAAGCATTAGAAATTAAAACCGAATATAAAAAATGGTTTGAAAGAATGAAAGATTATGGATTTACAGAAAATACAGATTTTATAAGGGTAACCCAAAAATGTCATACCCTTGGTGGAGAACAAGAAATGGTAAATCATGCCATCAAATTAGACATGGCAAAAGAAATTGCAATGATACAAAGAAATGAAAAAGGAAAAGAAGTAAGACAATATTTTATACAAGTAGAAAAGGATTTTAATAGTCCAGAAAAAATAATGGCTAGAGCATTAAAAATTGCTGAAAATAAATTAAATGTTTTACAACTAGAAAATGCCGAACAAAAGAAAACATTAGAAGAGCAAAAACCAAAAGTAATATTTGCGAATAGTGTTGAAACTGCAAAAACATCAATTTTAGTTGGAGAGCTAGCAAAGATAATTAAGCAAAATGGATATGACATAGGACAAAACAGATTTTTTGAATGGTTAAGAAATAACAACTACTTAATTAGTCGAAAAGGAACAGATTACAATATGCCAACACAGAAAGCAATGAAACTGGGTTTATTTGAAATAAAAGAAACAAGTATTACACATGCAGATGGTCACATTAGTGTAAATAAAACACCAAAAGTAACAGGGAAAGGACAAGTTTACTTTGTAAATAAATTTTTGAAAGAGGTGGTTTAAATGGCAACAAATTTATTAAGTAAAAAAAGAACAAAATATGCTACAGCAAAAGAATTAGCAGAGGAGCTAAATACATCATTGATGCAAATATACAGGATATTTAAAAGACCTGAAATGCAAGTAGCCATAGTAAAAGTTGGAGACAAAGCAGTTAGAGCAGACAAAGAAAAGTTTTATGAAATATTAAAACAAATTTATCGTTAGAAAGGCAGGTGAATAGAGATGGAGATAAAAAGAAAAATAGCTCAAATAAATGAACTATTTTGAACTTATATATTTTTTTAAAATATATTCAATTTCTTTATTAATGGAACGACCATCTTCATCAGCTAATTTCTTTATTTGTTCCATAATTTGACTATCTATACGTAATTGATAAGCGGTAATATCAGACATGTAAATCACTCCTTTATATCATAATTATAGCATAATGATAGCAAAAAGTAAAGAAAAATAAATATCCAAAAACGATATCAAAAAAATATAAAAAAAATATCAAAAAGGTATTGACTTTTTGAAAATGATATTATATTATTCAAATATCAAAATGATATCATAAAAATATCAAACGAGAAAAGAGGTGCAATATGGAAAAAGAACAAATATGTATAAGGATACCAAGCAAATTAAATGAAATAATAAACAATTTATCAAGAGAAAGAGGTATGTCGAAAAATTCAATTATAGTTGATAAATTATGGGAATTAGAAGTTAGAAAGGCAGGTGAATAGAGATGGAGGAAGATAAATGCAAAGAATGTATTATAAATGATAAAAATAAGAAAAAACTTGTAGAGTTTTATGTAGAAAGTTTAAAAGCTAAACCAAGTGGAATAGAAATATTTTCTTTTGGACTAAGTTGTTTCGCACTTGGTATAACTATTGCAAATATCATTATTAAGTTAATGAGCTAACAAGGGCTACTATAGAAATAATAATAGCAATAACACTTAAAAGTAAATCAATAATAGCTAAATGATTATCTTTTAAGTATTGAATAATTTTATCATATTTATGTTGTTCATAATATTGTTTATTCATTTCGTTAACCCATTTATAATAATCGTTATCATTCAAAATAATCACCACCTTGGAGCGATTATATAAATAAAAAATTTAAAAGTAAAGGAGATGATACAAATGACAAAAAGAGAGCAAAAATTAGTAGTGCAAGCTCAAATAAGAGCTGTTAAATGCACATTAGGATTAATTACATTATACAGCTTAGGTTTTGCGGGAATAGTTTATATGTTTATGAAATAAGAAGGAGTGAAAAGATATGTTTAATATTTTTGGAAGAACAAAAACAATAGTAAGACAAGGCGAAAAGATAAAAAGACAAGAAGACTTAATAAGTGAACAAAATGAAGAATGGGCAGTATTATACGCAGAGAATAAAGAATTAAGATTTGAAAATGAAGAATTAAAGTTTAACAAAGACATAGCTGAAAGAAGAAATGTCGAATATGCAAGAATGGTAAAAACTATTGCAGATGAATTAAATACTAATCAATACAACAGTGTTGAAAACTTAATAAACAAAATAAAAAGTATGCTATGTGTCGGCAAACATTTCTAGCATACTAAAAAATACTTAAATTAATGCATTCTCTGTAATTATATTAACATAATTTACAGAGAAATGCAAGAGGTAATATGAGTTGTAAAAATTTAAAAATAAAAAGCAGAAAATATAAAAAGTATTTTTATTGTTCTCTATGTAAGCAGGAAGTAAATGTGAACGAGTGCAAAAAATGTGAATTAAAAGAGTATAAGCAAGTAAGAAAAATAAAAGGTAAGAAACATAGACAAACTAAAGCAACAGAAATATCAAAAAAAGTAAAATTGCAAGTTTGGGAAAGAGATTTTCATAGATGTATCTTTTGTGAAAAGACAGTGCCGTGGAATTTGGCAAATGCACATTTTATACCTCGCAGTGCGGGAGGTTTAGGAATAGTAGAAAATATATTTACTGCTTGCGAGAATTGCCACAGAGAGCAAGATAATGGTTTAAACAGTAAATTATATACTGATAAAGCAGAAACTTATTTAAAAGGTATTTATGGAACAAATTGGTGCATAGAAAAACTAATATATAAAAAATATTAAATAAACGAAAGAAGGGATTTTATGGAAAGAGATGAACCGAATTATTTTGCAATTATACCTGCGAATGTTCGCTATGATAAGAACCTAAGAGACAAAGCAAAGTTATTGTATGGAGAAATAACAGCGTTATGTAACAAAGAGGGGGTTTGCTGGGCAAAAAACGAATATTTTGCAGATTTGTATGACGTTACAAAAACAACTGTATCAACATTGATAAAAAATTTAATTGACAATGGATACATAAAATCTAAGCTGATTTACAAAGAAGGTACTAAAGAAATTTTAAATAGGTATTTAAGTATAGTTAAAGACCCTATTAAAGAAAATTTAAAAGATAATAATATAAATATAATAATAAATAAAAAAGAAGAAGAAAAAGAAAAAATCATAGATTTTTATAATAACAACTTTGGATTAATAACACCTTACGTAGCCGAAAACATTTTTTCATATTTAGAAGATGGATTGCAACAAGATTTAATAATAAGAGCTATGGAAGAAGCGGTATCAAATAATATAAGAAAATGGAATTATGTAAAAACAATATTAAATGACTGTGTAAATAATCAAATAAAAACACTTGAACAATACACAATTAAACAAAGAGAATTTAAAAATAAAAAAGCTAACAAAACTACAGTAAGTAAAAAACAAGAAGTAACATATAATACAGATTTTAGTGAGTATGATCAATATGTTAAACGAGATTGAAAAATTATATTCAGAAGATGTAGAACAAAACATTTTAGGTTGTATGTTAGTTTTTAAAGAATGCAATAGATATATAAAAAACATAGAAGTAGAAGATTTTTACATAGAGATAAATAAAACAGTATTCAGATTAATAAAAGAGTTAAAGCAAGAAGAGAAAAATATCGAAATTCTTAGTGTAAAAGAATTTGCTAAAAGTAAAAAGTTAAATGAACAAGAGATATTTAATTATTTAATAAAAATAACATCTAACATAATTACTACAAGCACAATAGAACATTATATAAAAATATTAAAAAATTATAGTGTGAGAAGAAATATTGTTAATAAATCAAGAGAATTAATAGATAGTATGTATAAAATAAGTAGCGAAGAAGAAGCAGAAGAAATTAAAAAAAATGCAATAGAAACAATTACAAATATAAAAACAAGCAATGTAAACATAACGGAAGATGACATGAAGACAGTAATGGTAGAAGCAACAGAAGATATAGAAAAAAAATATAACAATAGAGATGATCATAGATATAAAACAGGTTTTTTTGAATTAGATAAAGTAACGGACGGATTGCACGAACAAGAGTTTACCATAATTGCTGCAAGACCAGGCGTAGGAAAAACGTCTTTAGCATTAAATATAGCAGAGAACATTTCAAAAAAAGGAATTAATACATACTTTTGTTCGTTAGAAATGTCAAAAAAACAATTAGGAAACAGATTAATATCTAGCAGAACAAATATAGATTCGCACAGAATTAGAAGCGGATGGCTAAACGATGAAGATTTTGCAAACATAGCAACAATATCAGCACAGTTATCAGAATTAAAAATGTTTATAGATACACAAAGTAAAACTATACAAGACATAGAAATAAAAGCTTATGAATTAAAAGAAAAGCAAAACATAGGTTTAGTTATAATAGATTACTTACAATTACTTAAAAGTAAAAATAAATACAATATAAGAGAACAAGAAGTAGCAGAAATAAGTAGAAAATTAAAATTAATGTCTAGAGATTTAGATATACCCGTCATTGCACTTTGTCAATTAAACAGAGAAAGTCTAAAAAGGACAAGACCAACAAACGCAGATTTGAGAGAAAGCGGAAGTCTAGAGCAAGATGCGGACAACATAATCTTTATCTATGCAGATGATGAAGAAAAAGAGAAAAAAGTAATTGAAACAGAGCTTATTATATCTAAACAAAGGAATGGTCCAACACGGAACAATAAAATTAAAATACGACAGAAAAACGATGACATTTAAAAATTGTAATTGAAAAGGAGAATCAGATGAACAAAAGTCAAGATTTATATCAAACAACAAGAATGAGATTAACAAAATATAAAAATACAAAAGAAAAATATATAAGTGACAAAGAAATAATAGAAAAATTAGCTATAGAAATACAACAGTATAGAGAACGAATAGAAAAACTTAATAAAACAATAAGAAATTTAATGAAAGAAGATAAAAATTTAAAAGATATATCAAAAATAATTACAACAACTCACTATGTTGAAGGAGAAGTAATAACAAAAGAAGAGCTATTAGAACTAGAAGATAAGGATAAGTTTAATGTTTTAATAAATATAGTAAACGGAAAAGTAAAATATGAAGAAAACTTAAAATGTGAAGAAAATCTGAAAAACACGAAAGAAGCGGAGGATAAAGTATGGATATAGAAAATTATTTATCTGCAACTTCTTATAAAACAAGAGAGCAATTAGTAAATGCAACAGGAATGTCTGATAGAGAAGTAAGAAGACAGATAAGCGAATTAAAGAAAGAACGTGTAGTAATTTGCAGTTCTAATACAAAAGGATATAGATTAGCAAAAGAGATAAACAGTGCATCAGAATCAGAACTGCAAAAAGAAATAGAACTAATAAGACATTGTATAGCAGAAATACAATCTAAAAAGAAAGTACATAATAAGCAGTTAAGAAAATACATAGCTTATTTAAAAGTAGCAGAAAAGAGGTTGAATATAAATGATTAAAAAGAAAACTGCTAAAAGAAGAAAAAGCAGAAAAGAAATAGAGAAAAAACTAAAAGCAGAAAATGAAGAAAAATATTACTTTGAAAAAGAAACAATAACAGAATTGAATAAACAATTAGATAAAATTAATTAAAAGGAGAAAACAAATGATAATAAGAAATATGAAATTGAAAGATATAAAAATAAGAGAGGACTTTAAAAGAACACAACCGAGCAAGAATAAGATGAAAGAAAAATGGTTCTTTTACAGAAAGACTGGAAGTCTAGGATCGGACATAATTATAAACAAAAACAGTTACTTAATAGACGGCTATACTAGCTATTTGATAGCGGAAGCAGATAACATAAAAAAAATAGATGTAATAGTAAAATATAAGTAATTACGAGAAAGGGAGAACTATATGAAATATGCATTGATAGATACTTTTTGGGGATGGCTAGCAAGACCAATTTTGCTATGGAATTTAAATGATATTTGTACGGTAGTTTTAGAAATAATAGTAATAAAAACATGGTTTAGCACAATAAAAGAAATGCTAAAAAGTAGGAGGAGAAGATGAATAGAGAGATAAAATTTAGAGGAAAAGATATATTACATAAGAATTGGCAATATGGAAGTCTTGCAAAAGATGAACCTCAAAAGGCATATTATATTATCGATAACGAATATGGCAGAGGAATTGATGTTGATGAAAATACAATAGGACAATTCACTCGGACTACACGATAAAAACGGAAAAGAAATATATGAAGGAGATATCGTATATTGTCAAACAAAATATGGAAAAGCAAAAGCAATAATTAAATTTATAGATGGCAAATTTGTAGCATATTGGGATAGTATACTTACGCATCCGCAAAATGGACATTGTATTGCTTGTTATGAAATAAACAAAAGATTTGAAGTAATTGGAAATATCTACGAAGATATTGAGTTATTAGGAGGAGAATAGATATGTTAAAAAGATATTGTGATATATGCAAAGTTGAATTAGACAAAGATGAGGAAATAAGAGAAGTTAAATTATTTAGAAAAAATATAAAAATATGTGCTAGTTGCTTGAATGCATTAGAACAACACGTAGAAAACGAAAGTAATAATTTTAAAATCGAAACTAGTAGATATGAAAAGGGATATGCAGGAAAATGGGAGGAAATATGTTAAAAATAAGAGAACGGAGTAGATTTAAAAGAACTTGAAAAGTTTGAATTTAGAAAATATGAATATACACATTTATTAGTTTTAAGAAAACAAGAACACGATTTTGCAAGTATAGATATTAGAAACAGAAGATATGAAATATTAGATTTATGCAATTTAACATATAATTTAACTTACGATTTAATCAAAGCAAATTTAGTGGTAAAGGAGTAAGGTATGGAAGAACAGATTTTAGAAGAAATATTAAAGAAAAATATAAAGTCAATTGTTTCAGAAAAAATAGATGAAGAAATAGAACAAAAGGTTAATAATTTTAAAAAAGAACTAGAAGATAGAAAAGATAATTACATAGCAGAAATAATGAAAGGTATTAGAGTATATCATGAAAGAGACATAAGGGGTATGGGAATAAATTATAAGATAATATTTGAAAATATTTATAGAATAGAAAAGGAGTAAATAAGATATGAGTATGAGTGTAGATTTATATAAATTAAATTATAAAGAATTTGTTGATGAGTTAATGAAAAATCCAAAAATAAATAACAGAGAACTGTTAGAAAAAATAATATTGGAATTTGGAAACAAAGTTGGCGAAGACTTGATTATATTAGAAAATGAATTTTGGGAAGATGGAATTTGCACATGGAATATGTTTGCAATGATACAAGAAATATTTGAATTAGAAGATGATGAATATATAAGTGATGTTTTTTATAAATTACGAAAAAATTTAATAAATTACAAAGAGATAGATGATGCATATGAAAATTTAGGGTTAGAGAGGAGTGATACATAGTGAAAGAAAAAACAGCAGATGAAATGTTTGAAGAATTAGGATATGAAAAATATGATAATCATCCAGAAGAAGAAAAACCAGAAGTAAACAAATGGACAACACAAGATTGTAGAGTTATTGAATATAAGCAATCAGAAACAATAAGAGGAGAGTTGTATACTTTATATATTAGATTTCATGTAGTAGGTGAAAGAATAGAAATAGGAGCAAATAAAAGACCACAAGAGATTAAAACAATGTCATTGAAAGTAAATCCTATTTTAAATATAAAAGAACTACAAGCAATAAATAAGAAAGTAGAGGAATTAAGATGGAAATAAAAGAAAAAAGTTTAGATTTAAAATTAAATAAAGGACATGCAGTATGTTTTGATTTTGATGGTGTAATACATAAATATTCAAAAGGTTGGCAAGATGGAAGCATATATGATGAATATAATAAGGAAGTATTAGACTTAATGTTATTATTACAAAAATTAGAAATACCAATATTTATATGTTCTACAAGAGAACCAATACAAATAATAAATTGGTGGAATAAACAAGGATTTTGGTGTGATGTAATAAGTATAAGTAATGACAAAACATTTTGGAATGATTTGAAATATATAGGTGTAACGAATAGAAAATTACCAGCACAGTTATATATAGATGATAGAGCATATAAATATACTGGACAAACAGTAAAACAGTTTATATTAGATAACTCAGAGGAGGACTAACATATGACAAAAGAACAAGCGATAGAAGCCTTAAAAGAGCATAAAAGACAAATAGATAAAGAATATATTAATACAAGAAATTCAAAAGCAATAGAAACAGTATTATCTATGCTAGAAGAAAAAGACAAAACGATCGATTTAATGGCAGAATATATAGAGAGTAAGAAAATACTTGTAGATAAGTATTGTTATGCTCTAACAAAAGAAACAATAAAACAATATTTTGAAAATAAAGCAAAAGAAAGAAGGTAAAGAAATATGAAAATGTATTGTAAAATAAAAAGACCGGACAATGCTAAATATCGAATAGAAAAAGGAACAAGAATAGTAATTCAAGAAAAAATAGATGGAAGTAATACTGCAATTTATAATGATAATGGAAAGATAAGATTATATAGCAGATCTAATGAATTAACAGGAGAAGATGGATTAAATGGATTTGTTAAATATGCTAGAAAAAGAGAAAACAAAATACTAGAATATTTACCAAAGGGATATGTATTATATGGTGAATGGTTAAATCAAAGAAAGATAAGTTATAATTCACTAGCTAAACAAGGAAAAATAGAACCATACTATGCATTTGATTTGGTAAAAGAGATAGTGGATAAACCAACAGAAGATGAAGATTTTACAAGAATATTTGCAAGTATAGAAGAAATGAAAGATATATCAAATAAAATAGGATTTAAAACAGTACCAGAGATAGCAGTAGAAAATCTAACAAGTTATGTAGAGTTAAAAGAAAAATATGTAGATAATCAAAAATCTGCACTGGAAGGGACAGACTGTATAAGAGAAGGAATAGTAATAAAAACATTAGATGGAGAAAAAAGAATAAAAATAGTTGGAGATAAATTTCAAGAAGTGAAACATATAAAAAATTCAGAAACAAAAAGTCCATTTGCATTTTTAGATAAATACATCACACCTATGAGAATATGTAAATTTTTAACGCAAATAGAAATAGAAAGTCCAAAACCAGAAGACTATAGGGAAATATTTAAAAAATTAGATATAATTGCTAATGATATTTTAGAAGAGGAAAAAGAACAAATATTAAAAGATATAGCAAGAATAATCAAGAAACAGGCTATTCCTAATATAAAAGAATATGTAGATAATAACTAAAAGTAGGTGATACAAATGAAATTAGAACATGTATACAACACAGTACAAAAAGCAATGACAGAATTAGAAAGTGTTGACTTAGTAGATATATCAAAAAGAAAAGAAAGTCAAATCAAAGTAAATAAAGTATACGATATATTAGACAACTTTAAAGATGAGTTGATAAGAGAAAAAATAAAGAATAGGAGGTACAAATGAATAAAAGTCAATTAATAGAATTGTTAAAAGAATATAAAGAAAATAAAGCTAAATTAAATATCAAGCGTAAAGAATTAATGACAACAAGAATAAAATTAAAATATGTTGATTCTGATACGAATATTACATCTGTGTATGGGGACAATCAAGATATACATAGTAAAAACCAAATAAGTGATAAAGTGTCAAGAAAAGTAGAAGAAAACGACATAAAAAGAATTGAACTAGAAAATAAAATAGAAGAATTAGAAGAAGAAGTCAGAGAACTAAGAGAAAAAGTAGAAGCAGTTGAAGATAGATTAGAAGGTTTGAAATATAAAGAAAGAGAGATATTAACAGCTTATTATGTAGAAGGAAGAACGACTGAAAACATAGGAAATAAGTTATACTTTCAGTTATATAATCAGACGAGAAGCGGAAGACACATACAAAGAATAATAGAGAAAGCGACTGAAAAAATGGTAAAATTATAAATGTCGTAAAAATGTCGTAAAAATGTCGTAGTATTATACAAATATATATAGTATAATAACAATAGTAAAAAAAGCCGAAAGGCAAAAAGGTCCATAAAAAATTTTTAAAAGAGTAAAAAAAAATAGATGATTTAAGTTTATCAGAAAGAAGTTTCGTAAGAAAGAAAAGCAATTTAATATATACTGTAGAAAAAGAATTAAAAAAAATTGGCGCGAAATTGGCGTAATTTTTAAAAAATAAGTGATATAATTAGTACAAGTTAAGAAGTAACACATTTCCCCAAAGAGTTAGTTATATATGTATAGCTAGCTCTTTTATTATACTTATGTAGTGTTATATATAACGAAAGAGGTGTTGTTATGAGTATACAAGAAAAAATACAAGAACATGTAAAAGAGAAGTGTAAAAATTGTTTAAAAGAAGATTGCGACGGAATACATATTAATACAAATAATGAAGCAACATGTGAAAGAACGCGAGGAATAGAGTATGATACAATGTTTAATAAATAACAAGATATGCTCAAATGCAAACAAAAGATGTAAAAACTGTGTATTTGATGAATGTAAAGAAGTGATAAATATGAATGAAGAAATACAAAAGTATGAAGATATAGAAAATATGAGAAAATTAAAGAAAGAATTACCAGAGCAGTGCAAAAACTGTTCTTTTTTAGAGATTATAAATCTTAGAAAAGGTAAAGTATATTGCCCTTATATGCTCAAAGAAAAATGCTTGATTAAATGAAATTCGAATTGTGATGTACAAAAAATATATATGAATGGAGAAGCTATCAATGAAAGGTGAAACAATCAAAGAAAATGACAAACTGAAATTCAAAGGATATGATTACAACATTGCAAAGATTTATAATTATGACAAGATATTTAAAGACAAAGAATTAATAGTAGAAAAAATTCTACGATGTCCTTGCGAAAAAGGAGAAAATGATAAAATAAAATTTAAAGGAATAGAAGGATATTATAGAGCAATATTCTTTCAAAAAAAGGAGGAGTAAAATGAAAAGTTTATTAAATGTAATGAATAAAAATTTAGGAACAAATTTTAAAACTGTTGCAGAATATGGTGCAAATGCTGACAAGATTGATATGAAGATTGTAGCAGAAACATTATATCAATACATGTTATATCAAGAAAGTATAAATAGAATAGATGTAGATAGCTTTAAAGTGCGATTAAATATAAAAAAAGAAAAGTAATATGTATACTGTAGAGCAAATAAAAGAACTTGTGAGGACGCGGGAAAAAAAAATATATATATGATGATCAATATTGGAAAACATTAGCAGAAGATATTTTGAAAAGAGATTGTTATGAATGTCAAGAATGTAAGAAAGAAGGCAAATTAACAATTAAACAACATGGAAAGAAACTAGATATACATCATATAAAAGAAATAGAAACACATCCGGAATTAACTTATGTGAGAAGTAACTTATTAACAGTATGTGTACATCATCACAATATATTAGATAATAAAGTATTAAATAAGAGTACAAAAAAATTTATAAATGAGGAGAAATGGTAGATGGCTAAAACTAAAAAAATAGAAACAGAAGAAATTGAAAATGATATTAAAGTAAATGAAATAGAAGCGGAAGTAGATACTGATACAGTAAATACAGAAGCGGAAAATATAGATGAAATGAAGTTAGAGATATACAAACATACATATAGCGTAAGTGAATTAATAAAAATAATGAATAAAAAAAAGAAAACATATTTAGAGCAAGAAACAGCAAATAGATTTAAAGAACTAATGTTCAATTATTATAGAGGAATAGAATACGCAGTATTAAGAAACTGCTGTGGTAAAAGTTATACTATACAAGATTTAAAAAAGAGATTAGATTATGATATTATAGACAGAAGATGTAGTAGAAAGAATATGAGATTTGACAAGAAAACTGTTGATACAGTCATAAAATTTGTAGAAAATTACAATAAATAATACCCCCTATCAAAACTTTTGGGGTCGTAGCGGGGATCTCCCGAACGAGGAGCTTGCTCATAAAAATAGATTTTTTGTAAATTTTCGCATGAGGGGAGGTAGAATTAAAAGAATGCCTAAAGAATCTAAAGAAAACTTGAAAAAATATGAAGAATTAAAAAAGACATTAGAGGAACAACTTATAACACAAGACAATTACAACAAAATCACTATGGAATTATTAGAAAAGTATATTAAATTCACTAAAATTGAAGACAAACTAAATGAAGACATAGAAGATAGAGGGGTAAGTATAGCCTGGAATAATGGTGGTGGTCAAAAAGGTCGCAAGAAAAATGACAGCATTGCTGAGTTTACGAAGGTAAATGCTCAAAAATTGAAAATACTTGATAAACTTGGAATAAAAGCACCTGAATCGAAAGATGAAGGTGATGGAGAATATGAAGTATAACAAATATATTGATAGATGGTTTGAAATTGTAGAAAATGAAGAAATAAAAGTTTGTGAAGAACAAAAGCAAATGGTAGCATGGCTAAAAAATAAACTAGATACAGAAAATATCATAATAAAACATGAAGAAATTGAAAAAGCAATAGTAACAAAAGAAAAGTGGTTTGAATATCCGCTTTTAGATTGGGAAAAATTTCTTGATGCATGTGAATATGGATTATATTATGAAGATGACTCGTTAGTATTTAACGAGTTCTTTATTATGGGTGGAAGAGGTTTTGGAAAGAATGGATATATAAGTACAGAGATATTTTATCAGACAACTAAACAACACGGAATCAAAAAATATGATATAGATATAATAGCAACGTCAGAAGACCAAGCTAAAACTTCTTTTACAGATGTTCACGATATGATAGAAGATAATTCAAAATTATTAAAAGCTTTTAACATAACTTTAGAAGAAATTGAAAATAAAACAACAAGGTCTACTATTAATTACAATACAAGCAATTCAAAGACAAAAGATGGTAGAAGACCACGGACATGTATTTTTTGATGAGATACATGCATATGAAGATTACAAAAACATAAAAGTACATACATCTGGAGGAGGAAAAAAGAAGAATTTTAGAGTAACATACATTACAACAGATGGCGATGTACGAGGTGGAGTAATCGATGATTATAAAAAAGAAGCAAAAGATGTTTATAGTGGTGTAATTAAAAATACAAGGACTTTATTTTTTATATGTAAATTAGATAATGAAAAAGAAGTAGAAGATCCTAGTAATTGGATAAAAGCAAATCCATCCTTAAATAAATTTAAGGATTTAATGAATACAATGCTAGACGAATATCAAAAAGCTTTAAGAAGACCATCACTATTCCACGAATTTATGACTAAAAGAATGAATATACCACATCAAGACGAAACTAAGGTGGTTGCTAGTTGGAAAGATATTTTAGAAACTAATCAGGAAATTCCAAATTTAGAAGGTGAATCTTGTATTGGAGGACTAGATTATGCAAGCGTAAGAGATTTTTGCGGTTGTGGATTATTATTTAAAAAAAATAGTAAAAAGTATTGGCTACATCACACATTTATAAACAAAAATAGTCCGCATTTAAAATTAATAAAAAAAGAAATATTAGAAGAAGCAGAAGCAAAAGGTGAAATTACATATATAACTAAACCAACTATTCCACCGGAAACAATTGCAGAATGGTTTATAGAGCAGATGGGTAAATATAATATAATAGCTATAGCGATAGATAAAGTAAAAGCAAATTATTTTATAGAAGCTTTTGAAAAAGTAGGATTAACATTACGAACTGCAAGTAATAAAACAGGTGAAATAGTAATAGTGAGAAGCGGAGAGTTCACAGATACTATGGTTTATGGCGTTCTTGAAGATTGGTTTGGAAACCATAACTTGGTTTTTGGGGATAGCACATTAATGAGATGGTATGTTAATAACACAGCAGTAGAACCAAGAAAAAATGGAAATAAAGTATTTGTAAAAATAGAACAACAAAGTAGAAAAAATGACGGATTTATGGCTTTAACACATGCTACTAGTATACAAAATGAATTAAAAGAATCACAACAAATAGATGAAAATTATTTAAAGACATTTCTAAAAACTTATTAAAAGGAGGTGGGAGTTTGGGATTTATAGAAACTGCATCAGATTATATGAAAAAATGGTTTAATAAAAATGATGTAATATGTTTAAGTCAATGTATAGATTTAATAAACGAAACTTGCTATAAAGAGTTGGGGTTACGAAAAGTAATTTCTTTATTAGCAAGTTCTTTTATTTGCACAGAATTTAAAACATACGAAAATCATAAAGAAGTAAAAAAGAATATGTATTACAAATTAAACGTTGCACCAAGTTTAAACTCAAATAAATATGATTTTTATTTTAAATTTTTAACACAGTTAATAAGAAATCAAGAAGCTTTAATAATAAATTTAAATAATAATTTATTTGTAGCAGATAGTTTTGAAATTAATAAATTGGCCTTAAAAGATTATTATTTTGAAAAAGTAGTGATAGACGATTATCAATTAAAAGATAGGTTTTATATGAACGATGTGTTTTATTTTAGTCTAAATGACTCTAGATTAAAATCATTGATTAATTCTATAGATAACAATTATTCTAAAATCTTAGGTGCTATGCAAAATGCTTATGTAAGAGACAAAATGCGAAAAATTATTGTTAATTATGATTCAACTAATAACTTAAAGGATGGAAAAGACAATGATTTGCAAAATTTAATTGATAGCATTATAAAGCCATTTATTGAAGGTGAAAGAAATGTTTTAACATTACCAAAAGGATTCTCTTTAACTAATTTAGATGAAAAAAGTTCGAAAACAAATACTGATAAAGTATCTGATATGAAAGAGGCAGGAAAAGAAATTTTAGAAAATATAGCATCTATATTTAATATTCCTGTTGACTTAATTTATGGCAATAAGAATGAATTGAAAGAACAGGAACAAATATATATGACACATGCATTAAAACCTTTTGCAAGTATGTTCAATTCTGAAATTAACAAAAAGGCATATTCGAAACAACAGTACTTAAAAGGAACATATATAAAAATGGATTTAATAACAACAGAATTTATAAATTGGCTAAAAGAGGCAGACTCTTTAGATAAAGCATTTAGAATAGGATTTAAGCACAACTACTTATTGAACAAATTAGGGGAAGAACAATTAGATGAAAAATGGGCTGATAAATCTTATGTAACTAAAAATTATATGAAAGTTGAAGGAGGTGAGGAAGAATATGAACAGAATTAAGCAACAAGCTGGAAATAGTGTAAATATCTATTTATATGGCGATATTGCCGATTACTGGTGGGATGATGAATCTAATTCTGCTAAGTGTTTAAAAGACAAACTTGCTGAATTAAACGATATCACGGAAATAAATCTACATATAAATTCTTTGGGTGGTGATGTTATTGAAGGCATAGCGATGTTTAACTTACTAAAACAACACCCTGCAAAAGTTAATGTATACGTTGACGGATTTGCATGTTCTATTGCAAGTGTAATAGCAATGGCAGGAGATACAGTATATATGCCTAAAAATTCTATGATGATGATTCATAATTGTTGGACTTATACAGGAGGAAATTCAAAGGAATTAAGAAAAACAGCAGATGATTTAGATAAAATTATGGAAACATCAATTGAATCATATCTATCAAAAATAAATATAAGTAGAGAGGAATTAGTCGAATTACTAGATGCGGAAACGTATCTTACTGCTGAGGAATGCTATAATATGGGGTTCGCAGATATACTGATGCCAATTTCTGAAAGTATTGAACAATCAGCAACAAAGAGTTTTTTGCAACTAGCGAAACAAAATAAAGAATTAAAACAAAATGCAGAAAAAACAAAATTTATGGAGAAAGAAAATAAAGAAATAAATTTTGAAAAAATCTGCGAGATGTTAGAAAACAAATATGAATTAAAAATAAAAGAAAAAGAAGAAAGACCAAAAAACAATGTTTTTGAGTCTTTTTTTAACGCAATTTTGAAGGAGGAAAAATAATTATGAGTTCAGTAAAAGATTTAAATAGAGAGGATATTAAAGAAAAGGCTTTAAAAGCTATAGAAGAAGGAAAAGCAGAAGAACAAGCAGAAGTAATGCAACAATGGATGGAGTTAGTAGCACAGGAGGTTGCAGAAAGAGTAACAAAAGAACAAGCTACATTTCAAAACGATACAATGATATTAACGAATAGAGGAGCAAAACAATTAACAAGTGAAGAAGTAAAATATTTTGAGAAATTAGCAGATGCAATGAAAGCAACAAAAGTAAAAGAAGCATTAACAGATATGGATGTTGTAATGCCAACTACAACAATAAATAGAGTATTTGAAGATTTGGTAGAAGCACATCCATTGCTTTCTAAAATAAAAGCGATGAATGTAACAGGAATCACAGAGGTAATTAAAAGAACAGGTGATGTTGAAGAAGCTTGGTGGGGTAAGCTTTGTGATGGAATAAAGAAAGAATTGGAAGCAGGGTTCAAAAAAGAATCTACAACTCTTTATAAATTAAGTGCATTCTTACCTATTTGTAAAGCTTATCTAACATTAGGTCCAGCGTGGTTAGAGACATACATAAGAACAATATTAACAGAAGCTATGTCTAAAGGATTAGTTAAAGCAATTGTAACAGGAACAGGTGTAGAACAACCATATGGAATGGACAGAGATCTTGAAGCAGCTGTAACACCAGGAGAACCAGTTCCAAGAAAAACTGCTATAAAAATTAAAGACTTTGAACCAAAAACACTAGGAAAAATAATTGCAAAACTTACAAACAAAGGAAAAAGGGTTGTTACAAAAGTAACTTTAGTAGTAAATCCTGTTGATTACTGGGAAAAAGTGTGGGCTATAACAACAACTAAAAATGCATTAGGACAATATATAGCAAATCAATTCCCATTCCCAGTTGATATAATACAAGAATCTTCAGTATCTGTAGGCGAAGCTGTTATAGGACTAGCAGAAAAATATGATTTATCAGTCGGAATGAATCAAAAAATAGAATATTCTGATGAGTTTCATTTCTTAGATGATGAAAGAGTATATTTATCTAAATTATATGCAAATGGAAAAGCTAGAGATAATAATTCATTCTTATTACTAGATATTTCAGCTGTTACTGCTGAAGAAACTGTAAATGCATAGGATGTGATGTAAGTGAATCTAGATAATAAGATAAAAGAAGATGATAAATTTCTAGAGGAAGTTAAAAACAATTTAAATATAACATGGAAGGACGATGAGACAGATAACAAAGTAAGAGGTTATATAAAACAAGGAGTAGAAGTCTTGCAGGATGATGTCAAGACTTCTATTGACTTCTATGATGATAATATAGCACGAGGGCTTTTAAAAACTTTCTGTAGATATGCATGGAATAATTCAGAAGAGTATTTTATTGAAAACAATCTACATTATATTTTGAAGTTAGAGGTTAAATATGGCAAAAGTTAATTTTATAAGAAATAGTAAGAACTATCATGAAACATACAATGATGGTATTTTGTATTTTGGAAATATTAAGATATTGAAAAATGCAAAAAAAGAAAAAGTTGGAGAAGAAATTATAATGCAAGGTAAAAGACCTTTTGCATATGTGAATATAAGAGATAGCGATAATAATATAGCAGAATCTTTAGGATATACAATTGATAAAAAAGTAAGAATCCCACTTTCTCCACTTCCTGAAAATATAAAAATAAAAATCAATAACGATAATGATATTTATGAAGTAAAGAAAAGGGATTCTAGTGACAATAAAAACATATATCTATATTTACAAAAAGCTACTAATAAAAAAGTAGGTGATGTTAATGGATGATGAAAAAATAATAGAAGCATTAGAAACGTTTGATTTACCTGTTGGAAACAAGAGAATTTATGAAAATGAACTTAATGGAAATTACAATTACTTCATTTTTCGTAGAGGTGGACTTATTGATAATGGATGCGGAAGATATGTGAGAAAAATATATATTTCATATGTGTATGAAGGAGAACAAAAAATCTCTGATTTCAAAATTATAAATAAAATAAAACAATTAGGTCTAAACTTTACTGGGTCAGAAACTGACGATGTTCAATTAGCTGATACAAATACATGGATAGATATGAATACATTTGTATTTGAAAGACCTGAAAGGGGTTAAAATGAGTAAATACAATGAATTAACGTTAGATTTTGTTGAGTTAGCTAAATTTGAAGAAAGAATAAAAGCTTTACCTCGCAAAGCAGAATATGAAATAAATAATTATTTATGGAATGATGCAGGTAATATTTTAAGAAAACAGGTATATTCAAATATGCCGCGTTCAACGAAGAATAAAGCTAAGGTAAAGAATGCTCCGAAAGTGCATGCAAAAGATGTTGAAAGTTTGGATAAAGCAACATTTAACTTAGGAGTAAGAATACAAACACATTTAAAGCCAAAGTCGAAAGATTTTGGTTATTTAATATTTCCTGACGAAGGTAGAGGATTTAGACAAAAAAGAAAAGGAGAGCAAGCTTTTTTTAGTAAAGCTCTTGATAATAAAGAAAATGAAATAGCAGAAGGACTGTTAAATCATTTAGATAAAAAAATAGAGGAGGAATTACAATGAAACAAGTTGAGGAATTTGATGATTATAAAATAATAGAAGGATCAATACAATTTAAAAATGAAACTGCAATTGCTTTTGGTTGCATTGGAACGTTAGATGGAACTTCTAATGTAGAAGAAGTTGTAAAAAAATGTGAAGGCGTAATTGTAAAAAAAATAAAAAGAATAACTGATATGACTGTTGCATTAACAGGACATGCTAAGATTCCATCATCTCGAAAAATAATGGGATTAAGCAATGAAGGACTAAAGACAGGCGTATATGCTTATGGTACTGATACGTTTTCTAATCCATTTGTTTTTGCAGCAAAAGTACAAGATATGGACGGAAATATAAAATACATAGCATTTCCTAATCTAGAGAATGTAAAAGGATTATCTGTAAAAGTAAACAATGATACAACAGAAATCGAAATGAAAGATTTTGAATTTTCAGCTTTAGCAGATAGTAATAAAAAATTCTACTATGAAGCTTATGAAGACGAATTAGAAGATAATACAGTAAAAGAAAAATGGCTAACAAATTTTACACCTGATTTAGTAAAATTAACCGATCCTCAAGGTTAAAATATTGTCGAAAAATGTCTATGACTTTTCCTTGCTATAATTTGTAATAAAATGTAGAATTATAGCAAGGAGGGAGCTAATTAATGAAAACTAAAAAGACGATACTATTAACAGGAATCTTATTAATAGGAATATTGTTTCTTACAGGTTGCGAGAAACAAAATGATATTAATAGCGAAGCTAATTCAACAAAAAATATTCAAAATAAAGTTGAGAATATGTTTCAAAACAATAAAGATAATACAATATCAAATACAACAAATAAAAGTGAAAGTAATGCAATTTTAAGTGAGAACAATACAGTTTTATTAAGTTCTGATAAAAGTATAAATGGTACAACTACGCCTTTGCCAACGGAGTCTAGTCAAAAGCCTAGCAATATAGAATTAATGAGTTATGCGCAAACTGTTCTAGATAGAAATTTAGACAATCCAAAATATTCTAGAAATGAAAATGACTATACTTTTGTAAATACTTTGTTACGATATAAAATCGGTGGTAAGGTTACAGTAAATTCAAAAGAAGAAAAATTTTATTTAATAATTCAATTTACAGATAATACATACACAGAATACGATGTAGTATCATTGCAAATCGGAAACAATAAAATAAGAAAATAAGAAACACTTATATAATGAAGTGAACCCCAAATTGTTAGACAAAAAAATGTTTAACAAGGAGGGTTTTTCTTTTACAAAAAAATAATTTAAAAAATATTTAAAAACCTCTTGACATCATGACGTCACATATGATATTATGACGTCAATGAAAGAGAGGTGAGAAAAATTAAACAAACAACAGTAAGGATTGATGATGAGTTACTAAAACAAGTTAAATATAAATTATTAGAAGAAAACAAATCATTTAATGAATATGTTATAGAACTTATCAAGAAAGACTTAGAAAAATAAAATATAGGCACAGTTGTAAGAAACTTTGGTCGGTGACATACAACTATACCTATCGTCTAGAGATTAACTCTATCTATGAAATATTATATCATAGAATTAGGGGAATCTCAACTTAAAATGAAAAAAATTTTTAGAGGAGGTTTCTTTTATTATGGAAATTTTAATAACAGGAATATTTACAATTATATTATTAGGAATATATGCATCTTTAGGTTTTATTGGATTTATGTTTATACAACTAATAAGCTATAGGATTTTTAATTTTAATATTTATAAAAATCTTATGAAGATGTTGGAGGTGTAAGCATATGGAAATTAAAAAAATAAAAAAAGATGATTTAGTACTTTGGAGCAAACCAAAAAGAATAAAAGGTAATTGGTTTAATGCTATTATCGAGAAGGCTATATACAAAACAAGAAATATTCAATTTATTATGAGGTGCAATTATAATGAGTTAAGTTATATTGTGGTAAGTACCACACCTTTAACTAAAGAAGATATAGACAATATAAATATTAATGATTATATATTCGAAAATGGAAATCCTTCATTTAGCAGAGGTATACCATATCAGAAAGTAGGTGTTGATTAATGGAAGAATATACAAATGCTTTAAAAGGATATTTACAAGACAGAAGAAACTGTAAAAGAACAATATACAAAATTATGGGGACTATATACAGAGGAGTAAATAAAGGAAGATTTACTTTAAACGAAGGATTAACAGCACTGGAAAAGTTGCCAAGAAAGGATAAATCGATATGCAAGAGTTAACAGAGTTTAATATAGAAAAAACAACAGCAGAAATTCTTATATTAAAAGACCAAACTGCTCAGAATATAATAGAAATAGGTAAAAGGCTTATAGAGGTAAAAGAAAATTTGCAACATGGAGAGTTTTCAGAATGGTTAAAGAAAAGAGTAGATATAAGTCATAGAACAGCAAATAATTTTATGAAAGTTGCAACAACTTTTTCAAATTCGCAATCGATTGCGAATTTGGGAAGTACAAAATTGTTTCTTCTTGCAGGTTTAGATGAAGAAAATAGAGAAGAAGTAATGCAAGAAAACAATATAAAAGAAATGACAACAAGAGAATTAGAACAAGTTGTAAAAGAAAAGAAAGAAATAAAAAAACAGTTAGAAGCAGAAAAAGAATATTCAGAAGAACTACAAGAAGCAATAAAAGAAAAAGAAATTCAAATAAGAAATTTGCAAAATGAAATAGAAAACGTTTCAAAACCTGAAGTACAAGTAGTTGAAAAAGAAATTATTAAAGAGGTAATACCAGAAAATCTTATTCTAGAAAAACAATCATTAGAAGACGAGTTAGAAACATTAAGAAAAAGAGCAGAAAAAGCTGAAAATACTGTAAATCGATTAAAATTAGATAAAGAAATAAATCAAGATAAAGTATATACAAATATAAAATTAGACAACTTACTAGTAAATATAACGGATTTTTTGAATAATGCTTCTAAATATACATATTTAAAAGATGAACTACAAAAAATACCATCTAAAAATAAAAGGATAGTAGAGAATAAAATTCAAGAAATAGAAAATTGGGCATTATTAATGAAACAAGCATTAAACAATGAACAAAACGTTGTTGGAAATATAATATTTAGTGAAGGAGAAATAATAAATGAGTGATATGATATTAAAAGAAAATAAAGAAATATCTAATGAGGATATGTTAAAAAGTTTAATGGAAAGTCAAACAATTATGAATTATGCATTTGCAGGATTTAAAACTGAAACAGAGCAAAAATTTAATGAAGTCGATAATAAATTACAAGAACATGATGAAATAATAAAAAGGAAAATATATTTAAGTTCAAATAAAGCAAGATTATTAAGAAAAGCTGTTAAAGAAAAAGTAAAAATAGTATGTGAAGAAAATAATTTAGATTATCATCAAATGAAATCAAAAATATTTCCTAGGGTATATGGAAAGCTAAATGACCAATACGGGGTAGCGACATACAGAGAATTACCAGAATATTTTTGGGATGATATACTTGAAAATTTAGATAATATGGAAATAAAAGTTAAAGATTTAGTAAATCAAGTAGCATAAATAAAAATCAAACGTCAGATTAACTCTGGCGTTTTTATTATGGGAGGGAAAAATGGTAATAAATAATAAAGAAATAAATTTGAAAATAACACCTACGGCTCTTAGAAAAATAGAAGAAAAATATGAAGATTTTGACATATTAAAACTTCTAAGAGACATTCAAGAACAAGAAAAAGAACCAAGGATGTCTGATTATTATAAACTTGTATATACAGGTTATCTAGGAGCAACAGGTGAAGAGATAGATTATGATGATTTTTTAAAGTTAATAGAAGATATTGACATGTTAGAAATAAATAAAGTAGGAGTAAATCTTTTATTAAAAAGAAAAAACTAAAATTCCAAGAAGGATTTAAAAAAGTCACAAAAAAAGCAAAAAGTAAATATCAAAAACCAAACATACATATCGAAACTGTAGCAGATATGTACGTTTTTTATGTACATATTTATAAAATTGATGCAGAAACTTTTTGGAAAAGTGACATATCCTTCTTGGATAACATTGTAGAAAACAAAATAGCTTATGAAAATTATATAAGTAATCCAATGGAGGTTAAGTGATGGCTAAAAACAAACAAAGTATAAAAATAGATGCAGATGCACAAGGTTTCATACAAGAAATTGAAAAATCTACTAAAAGTATTACATCGCTTAATAAAGAACTGAAGTTAAATCAGCAACAATTAAAAGGTAGTGAAAATAATACAGACTTATTAACAACAAGAGTACAAGAATTAAAAGAAAGATATGAACAACAAACAAAAATAGTAGAAAATACAAATAAAGCATACCAAAAGTCTGTAGAGCTATTCGGTGAAAATTCAGAAGAAACTGAAAAATGGAAAAACAAACTAGTTGAAGCGAAAGAAAAACAAGAAAAATATAAAAATGCACTAAATGAAACTAATAAACAATTAATATTACAATCTGAATCTTGCATCAAAGTGGGAGAAAATATCGAAAAACTAGGAAGTAAATTAACATCTGCAGGAGAAAAAATAGAAAAAGTAGGAAACAAAATATCTGTAGTAAGTACTGGGATTGTAGCAGTTGCGGGAGGTTCTCTAAAAGCCTCTATTGATTTTGAAAGTGCTTTTGCAGGTGTGGAAAAGACAGTAGATGCCACAACAGAACAATTAGAAGAATTAAGACAAGGGATATTAGACATGTCTACACAATTACCTTCTAGTGCTGTAGAAATAAGTGGAGTAGCAGAAGCGGCAGGACAATTAGGTATACAAACAGAGAATATACTATCATTTACAAAAACTATGATTGATATGGGAAATTCTACAAATTTGTCTTCTGACGAAGCAGCTACATCTCTTGCTAGATTTGCTAATATTACACAAATGAGCCAAAAAGATTTTGATAAGTTAGGATCTTCTATAGTTGATTTAGGAAACAATTTTGCTACAACTGAATCTGAAATAGTTGAAATGGCACTAAGATTAGCGGGAGCAGGACATCAAGTTGGAATGTCAGAGGGGCAAATTTTAGGTTTAGCTACAGCTCTAAGTTCCGTTGGAATTGAAGCAGAAATGGGAGGTTCAGCACTCTCTAAAGCAATGGTAAAGATGCAAAATGCTGTCGAAATGGGAGGAAAGAATCTAGATTCTGTATTAAAGAAAACAGGAATGTCTTTAAGAGAATTAGAGTTAATGTCTGCTAACGACTCTATGGGATTTAAAGCACTTGCAGATGAAATTGGTATGACTAGCACAGAACTAAAGCAATTTATAACAGCAGGAACTAATTTACAAGATTTTGCAAGCATATCAGGAATGACAGCTGAGCAATTTAAAAAAGCATGGAAAGAAGATGCTACAAGTGCACTAACTGCTTTTATAAAAGGCTTAGGAACTGCTGAAGAAAAAGGAGAAAGTGCAATTGTTCTACTTACAGAAATGGGATTATCTGAAGTAAGATTAAGAGACTCTTTGTTAAGAGCTGCAAATGCAGGAAATTTATTTAATAGTGCTATCGAAACAGGAACAAAAGCATGGAAAGATAATACTGCGCTTACGAATGAAGCAACAAAAAGATATGCAACAACAGAATCGCAAATGAAAATGTTAAAAAACGAAGCTGTAAAATTAGGGATTGAATTTGGAAATGAACTAGCACCTTCTTTAAGAACATTATTGAAAGATATAAAGCCCGTCTTATTAACAGTGTCTAATGCGGTGAAGAAATTTAGTGAGTTAGATTCTACAACTAAACAAAATGTAATTAGATTTACTGCTATGGTTGCAGTAGCAGGACCCCTAGTAAAAACAATAGGTAATATAACAACAGGTACAGGAAATCTAATAAAATCGTATGGTAATGCTATAAAATGTGTAGGTAATCTTTCAGCAAAGTTATCTATAAATCAAACAACGTTAAAAGCTAATACTACTACAACAATAGCGGCAACTACAGCAACTAAATTACAAACAACTGCAACAACAACACAAGCAGTTGCTACATCAGGAGCAACACTAGCTACAAATGCACTAAAAGTAGCAATGATAGCGCTACCTTTTGTAGGCGTTGTAACAGGCATAATAAGTGTAATATCAATGATGAAAACTTTTTCTGAATCACAGGAGGGAGCTACTCAAAGTACAGAAAGTTTAAAAAATGAAATTAACGAGTTAAAAGATGCAAGACAAGAATTAACTGATACACAAAAAAAACAAGTAAATGAAGGATTGTCTGAAATAAAACATATTCAAAATTTATGCTCTGAATTAAAAAATCTTACAGAAGAAAACGGAAAAGTAAAAGAAGGATATGAAGGAAGAGTAAATTTCATATTAAACGAAGTTAATGAGGCACTTGGTACAGAATACAAGTTGACAGATGGTGTAATTCAAAAATATGACGAATTAACTAAATCTATTGATAATCTAATATTAAAGAAGAAAGCTCAAACAATATTAGATTCTCAAGAAGAAAAATATAAGAATGCACTAAATGAATATGGGAAAGTTTTAAATAATCTAGTAGAAACAGAACAGGAATATTTAAATAATAAAGATAAACTATTACAAAAAGAAAAAGAGTTACAAGAAAATCAAGCTAAAGGCGGTATGGAGAATTTAAAACTTACACAACAACTAAAAGAGGAAGTATCAACTTTAAAAGAAAAAACAGACACATATGAACAACAGAAAGAAGTTTTGCAAGGATACTACGATGATATCGCAATATATGAACAAAATGCATCTTTAATAGCAAGTGGAACAGCAGAAAATTTACAGAAGGTTGCTGATAGTGTTAATTATAGTTATCAAAAAAGAAGTAATAGTGCAGTTGAAAATTTGAAAATTCAAATAGCAAACGAAGAATATCAATTAGGAGTGCTTAAACAGAACTTTAAAGACACAGAAGATGATAAGTGGAAAATACAAATCGAATCTAGTGAGAAAAGAATACAAAGTTTAAAAGATGAACTGAAAGCTCAAACAAGCACATTAAATACAAATACTAGTGTTGTTGAAGCATATAAAAGTCTATGTAGCAAAGTGTGCGCTGAAGGAGAAAAGATAGATTTAAGCAATGTGGGAGAAAAATGGATCAAAAGCTTAAATAAAGGATTAAAAGATAATGTAGGACTCTTGAATGGAACAATGACATCTGTTGCCGCGGCATTAAGTGTAAAAACAAACAATATTAATGTATCTTCAACGTCAGGACATGCTGATGGGTTAGCTTATGTTCCTTACGATAATTATGTTGCAAGACTACATGAAGGCGAAAGAGTACTAACTAAAAAGGAAAATGCAGAATATATAAGAAATAATATAAGCAATAAAAATAGTAGAAATGTAACATTGAATATATATACACAAAGTGTAACAGATGGAGAAATAAGGAGAATAAAAAGAGTTATAGAAAGCGATTGGGGTGATAGAATTTAGTATGTTTGATTCTAAAGATATTAGAAATTTTTATTTCGAAAATGAAATAGGACAGAGGATAGATTGCCAAAAGATTGACGGCAATCTATTTTTATACAATGTAACAGGTTTAGGATTTGAAAAAGAAACCGAATATGTGCAAATAGGCAATACTTTTGTGAAGAATAAAGAAAATATAAAGCAAAATATTATAGAAGGAGAATTAGAGTTCTATAATATGACATATGATGAATATACTAATTTCATTGATTTCGTATTATCGTCTAAATCTTTAAAATTAATATACGTACCAAAAATATCTCAAAGAAAGGAATTTTATAGAGATATAGATATAGTTAAAATAGATAAAAATGAAGAAGATGACTATAATGTACTAATATCTCCGATAACAATATACTGTAAATCATTATGGTATAAACAAGATGTTGCTATATATACAATTAAAGCACAAGATGATGAAATTAGATGGGATTTTAGATGGGATAGTAGATTTACCGATTACGATAGTAGAAATTTAACTTACATCAATAAGGGACATGTAGAAGCTCCTGTTCTAATAGAAATGTCAGGGCATTTAGTAAATCCGAAAATTGAGCTATATATTGAAGGAGAACTGTATCAAACAGTTGCTTTTAATGTAGAAATAGCAGAATATGAAAAACTGTTGTATGGGACAAAAGAAAATGAGTTCTATATAAATAGACAAAAGACAGATGGAACTATAGAAAGTTTATTTAGTCTAGATGTAATTGATTTTGAAAATGACAATGTTATAAGACTTCCTTTAAATAAATCTTGTGAAATAAGGTTAAAAGCAGATAATGAAGTATTAAATGCACAAGTAACTATATTAGCTTACTATAAAGCTGTATAAAGGAGTGTTAATATGAACAATATGACAATAAATTTTAATGAAAGAAATTATCTAGCAACTTATAATAAACAAACAGGATATTATGAAGTAGAAATAATAGCACCTGCTATAGGCGGAATATACAATGCAGATATAACATTTACAGATTTAGCAGGTAGAACTTATGAAGATACTCAAAAGGTACAAGTTTTTACTAAAGAAAAAATAAAAATAGAAACTAATAAAGTTTTTGTTTGGATATTTGATTATAAGAACTTTAAAGTAAAAGATATAGTAGAAATAGCAGATTATGAAATATGTATAGACGAAGAAACAAATGCTACTACATTGTTAAAGATTCTTAAGAAAACAAATGCTAAAGCAAGAGATATAATAGCAGTAAAGAAAAACAATGAGGTTGTTTTTTGGGGAGTAATGAAACAAGTACAGAATGAAGACCGGCAAGCTACTTTATGAATTTGTTTTAAAATATATAACAAACATGTTTGATCAAAACGTTAAATTAGAACATGAGGAATTAATAAAAACAACAGGAATAGAAGATTTTATTGCAAAAGCTATAACAGACAATTTTATTTCTAATGCAGATACATTTATTAATAGAAATTACTTACAAGTAGTTGCGAAGACACATACTAAAAAACAAACATCTGTAACTAATGTTCAAGACGGAATTTACAATCTACATACATATATGACAAATTGTACACAAAATTATGATATTGTGTACGATTTTTCTATTGTAAATAAAAAATTAGTAATAACAATAGAAAATAAGTCTTATAAAAAACAATTAATAGATGTAAAAGCACATGCAATATCTAATTATTCAGAAGTGTTTGAAACTGATGTAGTAAGTAAAGTAATAGTTTTAACAAGTACACAAACTTATACATTGTATTTAAAAAATGATAGGACTACTACAACGAACATGAATGACACTAACAGAGTAGAAGGTAAAGTAGAAACCGTTTATACGGAAAACTACGAAGATGCACAACAGAAAGCTTTAGATGTGATGAAATCTAATGCTTATAATCATAATATTACATTTAATTTGTATGACAAATTTATGAAGGTAGGAACACCTATTGCAATAAAGACTAAGGAGTCTTTAATTTTTGATACTTATATATCTGCAATAAGAATAACACCTGCTAAGTTTATTGAGTATACTTGCGGAAATATAAGAATTAAGTTTATAGATAAATTTAATCAAGAGAGGAGAAAATAATATGTTAAAAGGACATGTATTTAGTAAGCAACTATTTGGAAATCCGATTTTTGCACTATTTATAAATACTTTTTTAAATGGAACAAATGGGGTTTCTAACAATTATAAAAACGGAATGCAGGTAACTTATAGTGAAAATATAGTAACAATACAAAGTGGGGCAGCATGTATTCAAGGTAGATTTCTAGAAGAAGATACATCTTCTAGCATATCTGCGGGAACAAGCACTGCTTTTTGCAAATTAGTTATAGAGATAGATTTAGATAAAACAAACACAGAAAGTGAGTTTAATCAAGGTGTCTATAAGATAGTAAAAGGTACAAGTAGTTATCCGATTTTAACACAAACTAATATAGTTAAAAATAATTCTGGAAAATATCAATATGAATTGGCAAGATTTAAAACAGGAGCTAATGGGATAACTGATTTTCAAGATATGAGAACGTTTTTAGATTTTGATTCTATATACAATTCAATAACATCAGAATATAGGAGTATATTAACACAGTTACAAAAAGAACTATCTGAAGTAGAAGATGGAAGTGCTTATATTTTAAACGAAGTAGAAGAAGAAACTGTATCGGGATCGGAAGGAAGTTTAGATGAAGGAAGTTTTTCTTATATAGCAACTTTTAAAAAAATAGGAAAAATAGTAAATGTAACTGTCACGGCAACGAGTAATATGAAATACGGAATGACTATTCATAATATTCCGAGTTTTGCAAAACCTTCGAAAATTGTTAATGGCGATTCAATAGCTAGTTCAGTATTAAAAGACAGCGGAAACACACGGCGGAGAGGGTATTGCAGCTATATATGTTTCAGAAGAAGGAAATGTTAATATAAAAATATATACAGAGCAAGACAGTGCAAATACAAAAATGAAATTTGTTGGTAATTTAACTTATATATGTTAGAAAGTGGGAAATAAAATGTTTGAGATAGAAGAAAAAATATTAGAACCGAGTAAAATATATGCAGGTTCTAGTTTTTTATTAAAAATACGAGTAAAAAACACATCAAAATTATTAAGAGTAAAAGATATAAATTTTATGTTTGTAAAAGATTACAATATTACACCAGTAAATCTATTATCTACAACTAAAAGTAATGCTGATAAAAAGATAGATGGAAGCAGCTATTTTTAAGACTTTAATTAAACGAAAAAGTAGAGAAACAAGAAAAAATAATAAATAAATTATTAGAAAAATTAAATATAAAAAAGGAGGATTTAGATGCTTAAAACTGATTTTTTAGGACTTAATTATCACCCAAATCCATCTACAAACACAGATGAAGTAGATGCAGAGAAATACTTTAATGAAAATTATTTTACTATAGATGCAAATGCAAAATCTGTTAATGAACAATTAAATAAACAGATTAGCAAAGTTAAACAACTTCAAACTAAGAATGAAGCTTTAAAGGCTGAAAACAAGCTGATTAAAGAGCAGATACCATCACGGAGAAGCAAGTGGAAATAGTATACACATAGAGAATAGCGGAAGTTTGAATTTTGATTGGAAAATTAATGGTGGACATGCTCAAAAGACGAGAGAAGGGTATCAATTATTAAATTTACAGTCTGGAACACAAAATGGTATCACATATTATGTAGATGATGAAGGGTATTTCTATATGAGTGGAACTTGTACATCTGACAGAATTACGCTTAATTTAAATGAAATTGTTTTAAACGGAACATATACATTTACAAATAAAAGCATAAGTGGTGAAGGAATAAATTGTGCTTTAAAAGATAATACATCTGAATATAAAAATATTTTTTTTACAAATAACAAAAGTGAAACTAAAGAAGTCAATACAGTTTTAAAAGATTTAATTTTTTATCTTACAAACGGTGCTACATACAATTCAAAAATAAAATTAATGCTTGTGAGTGGTAGTCAAGAAAAAGATATTGAACAATACGGAGCATCACCTTCACCCGATTATCCGAGCGAAATTAAAGTGGCAGGAAGTAATGTACAGTTATTTGATAAAGATAATGTAAATAAATTAAACGGAGTTCCGGACGTTTCTAGTATTACATCTAATACAGTTGCAAAATCATTTTATGTACAAGCAAAATCTAACACAACATATACAGTTTCTAGAAAAATTATAGGAAGTAGATTTGTAGTAGGAACAACTGCTAATCTGCCCGCGGTAGGAGAAACAATAATAGACAGAAAGGTAAACAATGAAGGAAGCTCTATAACATTAACTACATCTAAAAATGTTAATTATTTAGTAGTTTATTATTTGTATAATAGCAGTGAAAATGAAGAAGAGATATTAGACAACATAAAAATAGAAAAAGGCTCAACAGCAACACCTTGGTCACCATACCGGAATGGGTAGTGTAGAAATGGATGTGACAAATGAAAATCTTTTTAATAAAAATAATACTAATAATTTTTTAAATGATTTAGTTCCGAACAACAGTGGAAAAATACAATTGGGTTCTACTAACACAAGTAGTTCAAATTACTTGGTTACAATAATTGTTCCTTGTTTACCTAATTCAACATATACAATTTCAAGATATGTTGAAGGAAAAACTTTCTTTGTGTATGAAAGTTCAAAGAAAGATTTAAAAGTTGGAGATAATGTTACATTTTTAAAAAGAAATGATAATACAAGCATTATAAATGAAAGAGTTACAACAAGTGCGAATGCTAAATATTTATTGGTAAAAATATATAATACATATACAACAGAACAAAATACTTATAATGATTTAATATCTAATGTTCAAGTAATAAAAAGTTCAACAATATCACAATTCAAAGAACATCAATCTCAAACAGCAATAATGCCAGTTCAGCAAGAAATGCTGCAAGGAGATTATATAGAAGATGTAGAGCATCATGAGTGGGGGAGATATATATTTACGGGAAAAGAAACAATAGAAAATATCGGAAAATCGGGAGATATAACTTTTTTTAAGACATCACTCAGCAATTTATCTGATTTTAATTATATTGATGATAATACTGTAAATTATATGTGTACGCACTTTAAAGCAATTAAAGTAGCAGACAGATTTCAGAATAACACTTTCTTTATAAATATAGAGAAAAAAGTGTCTTTATGTTCTCAAGAAATTACAACAATAGATGCATTGAAAGCATATCTAAAAGCACGATATGATGCAAATGACCCTGTTGTGATTTACTACAAACTAGCAAATGCTATTGACTTAGAGCTAACAGAAGCTCAAAAAGCAGTAAGAGAACAGAAGTTGCATACTTACAAAAACATAACAAATATAAATTTAAGTGATGAATTAGCAAGTATAGATGTAACATATAAAAAAGATTTAGACACAATACTTAATAACTTGCAAGCGCAAATCATAGCAAATGCAAGTGAGGAGGTGACTGAGTAATGATAGATTTAAGCAAAGTATTTAAAAATGCAGTAATAAATTTATACGCAAAAGGTATATATACAGTAGATTATGCAATAATAGAAGCAAGTAAACTAGCAGATAAAAATAAGATAAATGCTACAGATTACGAAGAATTAATTACATATCTAGCAGAAGAGCAAGCAAAATCTATGCAAAAAGTAGAAGAAAAAACAGAAGAAAACGTGGAAGATGTGGAAAGTACAAATGAAACATCTACAGAAACTACAGAAGAAAGTGTGGTGGAGTAGATGGAAAATATAGCTAATTTAGTAGCAAATTATGGAGTATCTGCAATAGTAGTAGTTCTGTTCGTTTGGGATTGGGTAACTAATAAAAAGAAGATAACAGAAACTTTAGAAGAAATGAAGGTGTCTAACTCAAACACTTCTAAGTCTTTAGAGTTATTACAAAAAAGCATGGAGAATCAGGAACACACTTTAGAAGAGATAAAAAGTAATATAGAAAGAAGGTAGTGATTATGCAAGAAGCATTAAAACAATTATTATTAAATTTTGCAAATTTATTTAAAGTAAAAACAATATTAAGTATAGCAGTAATATTAACAGTATGTATTTTAACTTTTAAGAATGTAGTAAGTGTAGAAGCATTTATGGCTATAGCAAGTGCTATTATAACTTATTATTTTACTAAGAAAGAAAAGGAGGAATAATTATGCTAAATATAATAGAAAAAACATATAAAATAAATGGAAATTTATCAATAAGAAATTCTACAGAAAGAATAATATTACATCATGCTGCAGCGAGTCAATGTAGTGCTGATGATATAGATAAATGGCACAAACAAAAAGATTATAGCTGCATAGGATATCACTTTTTTATCAAAAAAAATGGAACAATCTATAGAGGAAGACAAGAAAATGCAGTAGGAGCACATGCATATCAAAATAATTATAATAGCATAGGAATTTGTTTCGAAGGAGATTTCGAAAAAGAACAGATGACTGATGCACAAGTGCAAGCAGGTAAAGAGTTAGTAGCGTATCTAAAAAATAAGTACAATATATCTAAAGTACAAAAACATAAAGATGTAAACAATACAAGTTGCCCAGGGAAAAATTTCAGATTTGATGAAATAGCAAATTCTACTGTTAAGAATGTAAATACATCTGTAGAAGTAAAAAAAGAAACAAGAGGCAACGTAGCAACAATTCAATCTACTTTAAATAACAAATATGGATTTAATATAGCAGTAGACAACGTTTATGGAAATGAAACAAAAAAAGCATTAATAAAAGCACTACAAACAGAGTTAAATAAACAATATAACAAAAATTTAAATGTAGATGGGATTTTTGGCGAGAAAACTAAAGAAGCTTGTATAACAGTAAAAAAAGGTGCAAAGGGAAATATAACTTGGATTTTACAGGCTATATTAGTTTGTAAAGGATATAATATTTCTGTAGATTCAGATTTTGGAATTAACACAGAAAATGCAGTTAGAGATTTTCAAACAAAAAATAGACTTATCGTAGACGGAATTGCACGGAAAAAATACTTTTGCAAAATTATTCTCATAAAAATAGAGCTAGATTTATTCTAGCTCTTATCTTCTCTTTTTGTCCGTTTTTTCTAGTAAAGTTATACTATTTATGATTAATCCTGTATAGTCTT